TTGTAGGACGCGCGGCCCTTGGCGTTGAGCCCGCCGCTCGGGCTCTTGCCTTCCTTGCGCTGCCAAGCGGGGCTCTTTGCCATCACTTTTTCCTCTTCGCTGCCGCCATGTTGTCGATGAGGTTTGGATAGGGGCGACCAGCCTTGCTCGCCGCAACTTTGGCCGCAGCCTTCTGCGTCGGAGTGAGGCCCTTAGATTTTTCAAGGCCGGAAGGACGGGGTTTGTCCCAGACTGGTTTCTTCGCCATCTACGCCTCCTTGGTCATGTCGCTGCCGATCTCAGCCACATCATGCACCCGGCTTTCCCAGCCGCGTCCGAAGGTGGAGAAGGTCGAAAGGGACTTCAGGAAGGTAAGGCGCATGTCGCAGAGGTCGTTGACCATCTGGGCGGGATCGTATGCGCAGATTGCTTCCACAGATTTCTTTCCGATCACTCCATCGTCGGTCACTCCGGCAATGCGCTGAAGGTATTTGGAGGACCGACCCACCCCGCTGTTGACGGCGAAGTCGTAGGCCGCGTAGTCCACCCCGGACGGGAGATCATCGCAACGCATCTTGTCCCAGTACATCGCCTTGTAGAAAGGCTTGACCGAATCAGGGGTGAGGGCGCGCATGTCCGCCTCGCTGACGTCGCGACCAAGGAAAGCTTCCCAGCTCGCCTTGGTCACCCCCAAGTTCGTCATCCCTCCCGGATCTTTTGGATGATGAACAAAACCGCCTTCGTGCTTCAGGACACGGGCGAAGCAGTCGTCCCAGTTCTCTTTCATTTCTCACCTTTGGTAATGGCGTCTGTCTTGGCTTTGGAACCAGCCGATGAACCATAGTAAAAATTGACGACACCTGTCCACGCTGTGCCCAGCGCGCCAAGCATCATCAACAGGGCCTCGGTCCCCGTCGTCGGCATCCCGTTGACCAGCATCCAGACGAGGATGCCGAAGAAGCCCAGCGTAATGACAACGGCCAGCAGCTTGGGCACCCAGTCCTTTGTCTCGGTCTGCATCTTGCGGGCGCTGTCACGGTCCCCGGCGGCGATGCGCTCGAGATCGATGTCCAACTCCTTCATCCGCACCTTGAAGTCGGCGTCAATCTTCTTGACGGCGGCAAGCTGCTCGGGGCTGGCGTTCTGAAGCGCCGTGCTGACGTCATCCGCCGTGCCGTCCTCATGGCCAAGGAGCGCGTTCGACAGGGTCTTGACCGCGATCCCGGCGAGGGGGCCACCCAGTGCAGTGGCGATGGAGGGGGCAACCTGACCCAGCAAGGGTCCAAACTTGGCGAGGAGTTCCATGGTTCACCTTTGCAGGATTAGATACAGGACGAGGAGGATAACGAGGAGCACGGCGATGACCGCGAGGATCAGGAGTATAACTCCTGCGGCGTTCTCTACGAACTCCGCCTGATCCCTCTCAGCTTGGATGGCCGCAGCCTTTTGCGCCTTCTTGATTTTAGTCGTCTCGCTAAGAATAGTATCCCATGCGGCGATCCCATATTCTGAGACAAACGTGTTCTTCAGGTCTTGCAGAAGCTGGTCGGCCTCGGCTTTGGCTGCAAAAGCCTCCATCGCCATCTGCTCGGCAGTTTTACCAGAAAGAAGCCCAGACTTGGGGGGATCCGCAGCTATGCGGGTGATGTGCGCAACGCTGTCGAACAAGGAACCGAGGTCCTTGGCCACAGACTGGATCTCCTTACCCACCGCCACGCCGGCCTTGACAGCCTCAAAGCTGGCCTTGGCTACCGCCAACAGCGTAAACGGATCCATCTACCGCCCCTTCTCCAGAAGGGTTAGACGCTTGTCGAGTTCCGCCACAAACTTCTGCACGTCGAAGCGTATGGCAGCACGGGCTTGGGCAGCATCTGCCGCCATGTCGAGGCGAGATCTGTCGAGAGCCGCCATGGACTTCTCACGGTCCAAGGTCATCGCAGCACGGGCAAGCGCCGCCTCTCGCTCAACCCGCTCGATCTTGTCGTTCAGGGCTTCCCTGATCTGCGCCATGTCAATGGTCGTCCCCTGCGGGGGGATGGCCTTGTTGTCCGCGTTCACGACCACCGCGATTTTGCCCTTGAGCTGGATGATCTCGTTGTTCGCTGCGGACAGGGCGCTCATCAGGTAGACCACGCACGAGAACAAGATGGGGATCCCGGCAAACGTGATCTTCTCGACAAGCGCGCCCTTGCTGGCGCTCGCCGCCATCTCAAGCGCGATCTTCTCCTGCTTCTCTTCGGCTGTGCTCATCTATAGACCCCCGCTCGGTTGGCAGCGTTCACCATCTGCTCGGCCAGTTTACCACGGGCCTCGGTCAGGCGCTCAAGAAGCTCGGCCTTCCGCTCGGGGGACATCCTTGGATCCCTACGGATGATGTCGATCTGTGAGTTGATCTTGCCCATGTTTTCGTTCGCTGCGTTGAAGGCGGTGTACAGACCCTTGGCCGCAGGCATCTGCTCACTGCGCCTCTTGATCGTCTCGATGTCGCCGATCTTCGCAGCTTCCGTCATTGAGGTGGCGATCTCGGTCACCTTCTGTTTGATTTCATAGAAGTCACCGATGAACTTATTATTAAGCTGCCCCTCGGTTTTCAGGATGCGGGTAGCACCAGAGATGTTCCCAAGGATGCCGGGGGCGCTGGCCGGGTCACCAAAGAACCCCGCAGGGCGTGTGCCGCCTGCGCTCGTCACCCCGTCAACCGTGGACAGGAACAGCATGCCCATGCTGCCCGTGTACCCACGGATCAGGGTATCCACCTGCTTGGGCGACAGGCCAACGGCAGAGGATACCCGACCGGCGTACTTCGCGAGGCCGCTGGTGTATTCGTCGTACCGCTCCTCCGTGGGCTTGCGCTTGTCGGCAAGCGTCTCGATGTCCTGCCCCGTGTAAGCGTTCCGGTTTGCGTAGATCTCCACGAGGGGTTTCGCAAACTGCGGGATGGGCTCGATTATGAAGGTCTTCTTCCCGAACTCGATCACGCCCTGCGCAATGTCGTTCCCGTCACCCTTGCGGATGGAGTCGAGCAGGAGGGTTGGCAGGGCACCGAAGAGTTCACCGACTTCAAAGGCGCGAGGCAGGGCGATGACGGTGTCGCCAACCTTGACGTACATGTTCGAGAGGCGGTCCTTCACGGACAGCTTCTTGTACCAATCGTCATCCCCGTACACGAAGTTGACCGCCCCGTTCACGGCCATCACCAGCAAACCACGCGAGATGATCTGCTTCGTGATACCGATGGTGCCGCCCTTGCCGATGAGCGTGTCAGGCGCGCCTGCCGTGTTCGTCTCCATGAGCCGGTACAGGCCTTGGATACGGGCCGTGAGGAAGGGTGTCATGGGGATGAGGTTGGAAACGACACTTCCAAGGATTCCGCCCCCCGCGCCAGTGCGCTGGTAGTTCACGAGGTTGACCGCTTCCCACGCAGCGTCGGCCTTGGACAACCCTCCACCCTTCTTGGTCTGGAGATAGTTGTAGTAGGCGATGCGCGGGGCCATCTCGGTTACTTCACCGATGCGCTCCAGAAAGTCGAAGGCACGAACAAAGTTGTTCCAAGCGTTGAGAGGCTGCTCCTTGGACTTGTAGACGCGCTCCATGTACGCTGCTTGGTTCTCATATCCGGAGCCAAACCCGAACCCGCCAAAGCCTGTCTGACCAACGATTTCGGCGTAAGCTCCCTTCTTGTTCCAGACGTCGCTGACGGCATCGAGGGTGCCCTTGACGATTCCGGTAGAGGGCATGCCGGTCTTGATCTTCAATTCGACAAGGCCACGGATCAAACTGGTCAACAAAAAGCCGGGCGTGGACGTGACGCCCGTACGCAGCAATCCCGTCCAGAAGCTGACCGCGCGAACGTACTCGTTCTTCTCCTTCGGGGACAACGTCGCAATGGACAAGAACATGGGGGCATCATGGATGAGCATGTGCCGGTCCTCGCCACCCACCCTGTAGGTGATGGTGGCGCGCCCCGTGTCCTTGTCAACGCCCGGCTTGCTGACGATGGTGGCAATCGTGTCGTCGCCCCCGTCCTTCTTGATATCGGTGAGGACGCGGGCCGTCTCCTGATAGGCCACGTTGCGCACGGCGGCGCTGACGATGGCGTTGTAGTTACGCAGGATGTTTTCGTAGAGGTTGCCGTGGACGGCCCCGCCAGCAGCAAGCTGCTTGTTGAAGGCGTTGATGGACTCAGGATCCCTGATGGCCTTGTAGACGTCGCCACCAAGAGTGATGTTTTGGTCCTGCCGCAAGGCCTCTTCCTGCGACCTGTACATGGGGGTGTACATAAGCGTCTTGAACTTCTCACCAAGAGAAGCCGGGATCAGACCTGTGTCGATGGCCATCTGGACCATCTTGTCGTTGAAGGCTTGGAACTCCTTGCTGGCCTCCAAGATTTCGGGGCTGGCGGAAGCAACAATCGCACGAAGCTCGGGCGTTGTGATGTACACCTGCTTGAGTTCGCCAGTGACAGGGTCCTTCACCGTCCGGAACATGATGCCCGTCTTGCTGACGGTGCCGACCTGTTTCGCTGCCCGTAGAGCAAGCTCACGCAGGGCGAGGAACACGATCTGCGCCTGCTCCATGTTCTGGACGCCCACCTTCTCAAAGATCTTGAGAAGAGACTTGTCGAGTTTCCCTTCGTGGATGAAGAACTTCTTCGTCTGGGGGTTCCAGCCCAGAGGACCCATGGTCACGAGTCCCATCACGCGACCCGTCGAGTTCAGGAGGCCCTCCAAGAACTTACCAAGATTGCGGGTGTCGGCGCGAGCGAGGAAGGGCTCGGTGGACAAGACCGTGTTGCGCAGTAGCGCCTTGCCAAGGGTCTCCCCCGGCTCTGCTCCCGTCAAACTGCGCATGAACTTGTGGAACCACGGGATCATGCCGCGCTGTTCGTTGCGGACGAGGTCCCCGTAGTCTTTCCAACCCTTGGCGTCAGCCGGGATCTGCGCGGTCGCAGCGTCGATCTTCGCCTTCTGCTCCGGTGTTTCTTGTGAAACATTCTCGGGAGCGACGGATTCCTGTGGGGCAACAGGGGATGGGGCCGACTTACCCTTGATAATCCGTTTGTCGCCAACAGTTCCGCTGATCGGTCCGGTTTCAACCCTCGTCCCATAGTTTTCGCGAAGGATGCGTTGGAACGCACCCTCGGTTGGGGTGATCCCAAGCAAGGTTGATATTTGGCTAAACAAATTGCGGAGTCCGTCAAGCACAGACTTTTGAAACTTCTGGAACGTGGTTTGTGGAACAAGGCCTTCAAGTTCTTTGGTGTACCACTTAGCGCCAGTCTCTGCGATCCACTCCGGAAAGTTACGGGTGTACCGAAGATATTTTTGGGTCTTGTTGTCTACCCCGCTTCCAATCTTGGCCGCTTTAGCCTCACTGGCCATGAAGGCTTTGTAAGTTCCAAGCGTTAGTTTGAAAGGCTTTAACGCTTCTGTAAGCGTGGCGTCATCGACAACCCCCGCACCTTTCTGTAAGGTTTGGAACATCAAGATCCTCTCAATAGAGGTTGGGTTCCTCTCCTTCACATACTGATCAATGACCTCTCTTTGCTGGGCAACAGGAAGCTGTGACAGCAATTGATACTGTAGGGGGTGAGCAAGTTCATGGAACAGGGTTTGAAGGATCGCAGCTTGGCCGCGAGCCGTACTGGCTGCGTCCTTCTTGCCACCCGTCCTGTTAAAGATTTTATCGATGTCCACCGTAATGGTGGATTGGTAGGACTGCCCAAGCGTTGGGCCGTACCCTTTTGAAAAGGTGGCTTTTAGTGCGCCGCTAGAGGTGTAGGGCGACCACATACCCCAGAAATTTCCGGTGCCCGTTTGAAGACGCATTACTGTCCCGGGGAACATCTTTTGATGGATCTGACGAATGACGTCCACAACCCCCGGGATGGCAGCTTCGAATTTTGCTTCGTCTCCTTTTGTTATCTCAAAGATAGCGGGCTTCTGGGTCACAGGAGTAGGGCCGGGGGCGGGACCCGGAGGAGGCGCAGGA